TTCTGGTTTGATCGAGCGTTTGCCTATTGGGTATGACCATACGGCGGAGTGGTCTGGTAATAAGTTGTTGGGCTCTGTTTCAACAGTACCTACCCCAGAGACTGTTACAAAAGCGGTGACCATAGCTGACAACCAGTTCTACGTTGATGGCGCGTCATCGCCGGTGGTTGATGTATTTCGTAAGGACACGCTGGTATTTGACCTGTCTTCAGCTACTGTTGCTGGACACGCGTTTGAGTTGTCGTCAATTAAGAACGGCATCCACGGTGGTAACACCAATACCCACGTCTCTACCGTCTCTGATGGTTCGACAACATTCCTACAGGTCTCAAGTCCTGTTGTGGCCCTGACGCCCGGCGGTATGCCGGTGACGGCCCTACGAACGATCTACACCTACTACCCAGACAGCACTACAACACCCGCCTACATGGGGGCTGAGTACGCTTACGTTTGGGTACAAGGGACGCTGACGTTTGATAGCACCGTTAGTGCTTCACTGACAACCACCACGGTGGAAGGTCGTGAGGTATTGTGTGTCAATGGACGCCCCGCGTATCAGTTTGTTGCTGAACCCTCACACACGACCGTGGCAGGACACTCAGACTCAAACTGGGCCGCGTTTACTGCGGCTGGTGCCACTACGAAGACGGCAATGGGGACCGCTGGTTTACCTTCGTTTATCTACAACACAGGCGTTGTTCGTACTGGAACACAGGGATCCGCCGATGCAAAGATAACCATCAACACAACCGCAGGTACTACCAGGTTTTATTACTTTGATAACACCCTTGTTGAGACTGCTGGTGGTAATACTGTGGAGCCGGAGTCACACCCTGAGTCAGCCAAGTTGGCTTGGGAAACACCGCGCGTTGTTCAGACTGCGTACAACTCGTTAAACAGAATAGCGTACTTTAACGCGGGCAATGCTCTCGCGGGCACGACTTGGTATGACCTAGACTGGACGTTTGAAAATGGTTCTGAGTGGACATCGAGCTCAGCTTTCAGACCGTCTATCAAAGTTCGACAAAACGGGACCGTTCTCCGCCACACCATGAGTATTCACATGGGTTGGAACTACTCCGCTTACCACCAATTTGGTCGAATTCTACGAAGCGAAGATGGTGGTGCTACTTGGACGAGGCCGTCGTGTTTAGTCAACACTTACGCAAGTGGGTCAACGTCTGCCGACTTTGGTGCGTATGTTTACACGACGAATTCCGCAACATACGCCTACACAGGTGAGCAGGTTGCGTTGTCATTTGTCGATACTGATGCCGTTCAGGGTAAAACTTATATCTATAAGATCCAAGCCATGACAACCACAGCCTGTTCAATCAGCTTCAACTTTCAACACCAAGTGAACGGTAACAACTATTCCCGTATTGGTACGAGTAACTGGCAGATTGATGAGATTGTTGTAGATCAGAGTGTTAAGGAGCAGTGATGAGCCAAGTAACCATAGACCTCGGGAAGGTTAAATTCCAGTGGCGTGGGGCTTATGATGCATCAACCACATATACAAAAGACGACGTCGTTCAACACGGCGGATCGTCTTGGGTCTGTGTGGTTGACTCCATTTCTGCCTCTGCACCTATCGCTACAAACACCGCATGGAATCTGATGGCACTAGGGGGCGACCCCGTAAGTCTGATGACAAACGAGGGCGATCTATTGGTTCGTGGTTCTACGGGCCTTGAACGTCTTCCTATTGGGGGTGATGGTCAAGCGCTTGTGGTAAACGGTGGTGTGCCTGAGTGGGACTATCCGAGCGGTGTGAGGATTCTTCAGCGTGTTGTCGCCACACCAAACCCCGGGTCTTGGGAGTCAGTCGATTCATACGCATGGGTTCCGGGTATGGAGCAGTCCATCACACCTACACGGTCAGACAGCCGCATCCGCGTCCACTGGCAGTATCACATTTACTGGCAAGGTGGTGCCCACTCGATTGAACACATCCGCGTCTATCGTGACCAAAACGCTAACGAGAGTTGGGTGCAGGTCAAAGGCTACACAGAGTCTGCCACGTATCAAGAGAAGTTTTGTTCGTTCCTTTGGGATGAGTCGACTTCAAGCACAATTGCGACACTCGGTGACGTAGTGCGCTACAAGATGCAAGCCCGCGACTACGCCCATAATGGTGACGCCGCAAACTTCCACGGTACAACCTATTGGGACGGCACTGGCGGTAGCGTCGGCGGTGGTTTTGGTTGGGCGGGCCCTGTTCTAACTATTGAGGAATACTTACCATGACACAAGTGACTATAGACCTTGGTAAGGTCAAGTTTAATTGGCGTGGTACTTATGACCCTTCAGCAAGTTACTCTTCAGACGACGTAGTGCATTACGGCGGGTCGGCTTGGGTGGCGGTTAACTCCGTCACTGGGCTGGCTCCCGGCGCGACGGCAGACTGGGAGATGATGGCGCTTGGGGGCGACCCCCTAAGTACCATGATCACGCCGGGTGACCTCTTGGTTCGTGGTGCTACAGGCCTTGAGAGACTTCCGCTAGGCCCTCCGAACTCGCTTGTAAAAGTGAACAGCGCCGGGACGGCAGTTGAGTATGGCTCAGACAGTAATGCTAAGTTGATTCAACGTCAGCGTAACGTCTACACGTCAGGGGCATGGGAAAACACATCAGCGATGAACTGGGTTCCCGGCCTCTATTACGACGTAACACCAGTTGATGACACATCAGCGATAGTCATTAAGACAGGTTTTACCGTTCGGCGTGTAGCGGCCAACGACCATATCACCAATATGAACGTCGCGATGTCAAATCCAGATGGAAGCGACATTCAATACCTAAGTCGATTTGAAACGTCAAACCACAGCGGCACATACCACAACCAATGGACTCATTATGAGTTTGAGGTTCCAAGCTGGGGTGCTGGTATCACAAAGCGTGTTGGACTGTTATCGGCCGGTCACGACTATGCCAACTATCGTGGAAGATTTCACGAAACATATTGGAGCCAATACGACGCGACACCTTTTGGTGTCAATGCATATCCATATTGGATTGCGGAAGAGTGGAAATTTTAAGGAGAAATCATGGTCAGATATGACTTAGCAATGCATAGCTTATATGCAGGGCGAAACTATGGCTGTCTTGGCCCCAACTACGAAGACATCAACTGGTACGAGGGTGCTGTTAAACCAACAGCCGAGGTGCTTGAAGCGGAGTGGGCTCGAATTGAGGCTGAGACAAACGCCAAGTTTGTTGCCCAAAACCGCTTCCTCGCCTACCCATCAACCGACGAGCTTATAGTTGCTCTGTGGGAAAAGTTAGTTGAGACCGACGGACTAACGTCCCCAGCAATCATGGCCCTTCAAGAGCGTCGATTGCAGGTCAAAGCCGACTTTCCGAAATAAGGGGGACAGTAGATGCCTGAAGTATCAACACAAGACATCTACTACCGCCTCGGACAACTCGAAGGAAAAATCGATGCGTTTCTTACACGCCTCTCAGCACATGAGGGTGAGGTAGGGAAGCTCGAGGAACGTGTACAAACTCTTGAAAAAGCTAAACACGTCGCTTCTGGTTATGCCGCCGCAGTAGGTGCTATTGTTGGTGTGGTGGTCGCTGTCGCAATGAAGGTGACCTAATGCCAATACTAACTGCCTTGGCGACCGCTTCGGCGGCGCTGACGGCGGTGAAGACGCTGGTAAATGCCGGAAGAGATATCGAGGATTGTGTGGGACAGCTAGGGAAATGGTTCTCTGCTGTCTCAGACATCCAACAAGCCGAACAAGAGGCGGCCAATCCGCCCCTATTCCGCAAGCTGTTACACAGCGGGAGCGTGGAAGAAGAAGCACTACAAGCCACCGTCGCCCGCCAAAAATTACAAGAACAAGAACGTGAACTGAGGGAACTCATCACGTACCGCTACGGCTTAGACGTCTATCGACAAATGTTGAGGATGCGCCGTGAAATCAAAGAGAAGCGTCAGAACCTTATATACAAACAGAGGAAGCGCCGTCGTGCGCTACTTGACGCTGTACTCATCACAATTCTGATCGCCATGACCATCGCCATACTAAGTGGAATGGTGTGGTTAATCGTTACTAAGGGAGGACAGTAATGCTACCAATCATTACGGCTCTACTTCCCAAGGCTCTTGAGATCCTTGACGAGGTCATACCGGACAAAGATGCGGCACAAAAAGCCAAGATATCGATGGAAGCAAAACTCCTCGATGCGGCCTCTGCCGCCAACCTAGCCCAAGCGGCTACCAACACAGCAGAAGCACAGCATCGATCGACCTTCGTGGCCGGTTGGAGACCAGCGATTGGCTGGGTGTGTGCGCTGGGCCTCGCTTGGAACTTCATCGGCTACCAACTGGTGCTCTACGGTCTCAACATCATGGGACGTACAGACATCCTCCTCCCGCCTATGTCGGGTGACAACCTCATGGAACTCACGTTCGCGATGTTGGGTATGGCCGGTCTTCGTACATATGAGAAATTTAAAGGGGTAACTAAATGAAAGACACCCAGATACTCCGCGACAAGCTACTCAACCGTTTGATCAACATTGTTGACACCGATGAAGAGTTGTCTCCGGCTATGGTGTCCGCTTGCGTCAATTACTTGAAGCAGTTCCCACCACCAGAAGAACTAGACACGCTACCAGCGGCTAAACACTTGAGTGCTTCCCTCGAGAAGTACGTCAACACCATGCCGTTTCGTGGAGGTGCTAACTGATGGCAATGGAACCTTTAAACACATCGACTGCGGCAAAGATGCCTACGGTGACTGGACAACCCGGAAAGGTTCTACAGATCACGCCATCAAAAGCCAGCAACACCACGACAACACAGCCGGGCACACCGGAACCAACGAAACCTAAAGCCTCTCTCTTTGCCCCTAAGAAGGAAGACCAGTCGCTCTTGGCCGCGCCAAGCAGTGATCCGAAGGCTGTGCCGGGTACATTCAACGGCGTCAGTTCAATGATCGATGGTTACCTTCGCATCGCTAGACGGCGTTATGTGGCTCGAGGTGCCTACAACAAGTAATAACAGGAGTAACGATGCTTAAACCCCTCCTCATAGACGGAAAACCACACTGGGAAACTAACTTCCCACCAGAAGTAGCAGGGGCTTTCGAAGACTTTCGTAACTTTCTGTACCTCGTGTGGCAACACTTGGGACTACCAGCGCCTACTCCGGCTCAATATGAGATCGCCCACCGCCTTCAATATGGATTAGACACCATAGAGTGGTTGGAGGTGGATGAGGAAGAGCGCCTTTCGTTCTCTTCGATGCCACGTGAAGACATCATTCGATGCTTTCGATCCTTGGGTAAGTCGTACATCACCTCCGCCTATGCAATCTGGCGGCTGATGCGTAACCCCCGGGACGAAAAGATCATGGTTGTCTCGGCTACTGGTTCCAAATCAAAGGAATTCGTGGCGCAGACAAAGGGTATTTGCCAATCAATGCCTCTGGTTCAATGGCTCTTAGAGGGCACCAGAGATAGTGGAGCAAGTCGTCGCGACATGGCGGAGCAATTCGACGTGGCGGGCGCATCGCTGTCCCAGAGTTATTCTGTGGCGGCGAGGGGTATCACAGGCCAGATTACTGGATCTCGTGCTACCTTGTTGATCGCTGACGATATTGAAGTCGAACGTAACTCTCTTACCGAAGAGGCTCGTCAGCGGATTGTGAAGATCGTCCAGTCGGACTTTGTTCCTATTACCAAGACTGAACATGGTAAGGGGGACATCATCTTCTTGGGTACACCTCAGACTGAAGAGTCCGTGTATAACACGCTGGTGAAGGAGATGGGCTTCAGGTGCTTTACGATCCCGGTTCGATACCCGGAGCGGGACAAGCTAAAGAACTACCTGATGACGGACAACCAGACAGGTCGCGAGGTGAACATCCTCGCCCGGTACTTACGGCACGCCTTTGAAGAAGGAACCATAAGTCACGGTAAGACAACAGACAGCCGGTTTGGATCTGAAGAACTATTGGGCATCGAGGCTAAAGGCCGCGCGTCCTTCGCACTTCAGTATATGCTGGATACGTCGTTGTCAGACGCTGAACGGTATCCGTTACGCCAGTCCGACTTGATTATCATGGCGTGTAATCCTGTGAAGGCACCGCTGACAGTTCAGTGGGGCAAGCACAACGACAAACACAACTACATCAAGGACATCCCGAACATTGGTTTCTCAGGAGACCACCACCTCCGCCCTCTATTCATGGATACAGAGTGGGAGCCTTACGAGTCTAAAGTCCTCTTCGTTGACCCATCGGGTCGCGGTAAGGATGAGACAGCGTGGGCAGTGGTGGGTGTTCTCAACGGCATCATGTATGTCCTACACGTAGCGGGCTTTGCGGCAGATCCTGCCGAAGCTATGGCCCGTATCGCTGTAGACGCTCGGAAGTATGACGTAAGCACCGTAGAGGTCGAGCCTAACTTTGGTCAGGGTATGTGGGTAACCGCATTCAACCCTATCCTCAGTAAGATCTGGCCGGGCGGATGTACCGTCAAAGAGTCTGAGTGGGCGAAGGGCCAGAAAGAAGGCCGGATCATCGACACACTTGAGCCTGTCATGGCGCAACACCGCCTCGTCTTTGATGAGGACATGGTTCGACGAGAGTCTAAACTTGAGGATCATAGGTTCTCCCTCCTCTACCAACTCACACACATCACCAGAGACCGTGGTGCACTACGTCACGACGACCGCTTAGACGCGTTAGCCGGGGCTGTGGCGCACTATCAGAGGTCGATGGGTCAAGATGTACACGAAGCGGCCAAAGGCGTCTTAGACGGCCGTATGGACGACGAGATCGAGGACTTCCTCGACTTCATGCAGGGTGGTGGGAAGATGGGGATGAGGGGTGTCAAGCGTAATGGTGAGCGGACTGAGGTCTGGTCATCGGATCGTAACCAAGGACCCCTATGAAACTCGTCAAGATCGAATGGTCAGACATCACGTCTTGGTCCGGATGGAACGAGGAGTTGGTACAAGAGGGTAAAGATGTCCCTCTTGAGGTCACTACAGTGGGCTACTTGGTTCGAAAGACTAAGACCACCGTAACGATCTCCGACTCCTCCCCCCACATTGGAAACGTAACCGTATTCCCTCGTGGATGCATACGGACAATCACCGAAATCAAATAGGAAATTACTATGTATCGTCTCTCGACGCGGTCTCTGGACCGCCTTGAGGGCGTGCATCCTGACCTCGTGAAGGTCGTTAAGAGGGCGATAGAGATCACTGAGATCGACTTCGCTGTCTTAGAGGGTGTGCGCTCTTTAGAAACCCAGAAGGAATACCTCAGAAAGGGCGCTACGACGACTTTAAAGTCTAGGCACCTCTCAGGTCATGCTGTCGATCTAGGGGCCTATGTGGCCGGTTCTGTGCGGTGGGAGTGGCCGTTGTACGATCAGCTCTCTAAAGCCGTTAAGGAAGCCTCCAGTGAACTGGATGTGCCAATTGAATGGGGTGGTGACTGGAGTAGCTTCAAGGATGGCCCCCACTTCCAACTACCTTGGAAAGACTATCCGCTATAAGTGAAGGCTATGTAGGGTGGATCGGTAGTTTCTGTAGAGACGGTAGTGTCGAGAGAAACATATTGTGGGTACATTGGGTACATTGGTGGGCGAGAGGGCGATTGAAAAATTGCCTGTGATTCATATGCATATATATTCCCCCGCGCGCATTTGAAATCCCCCCGGTACCCCCGGCCTAGACAACCAAGCCGAAAACGCTGGCAATCGTCGGGGCCGGTCGGGCCTCG